GCCATTTACGAACCTCTTGATTATTTTCTAAAACCCATTCGTAGTAACCACCTGCTAAAATTAGTGTAAAGTAAGGCCAAGGATGATCATGTACATCACCGGGATCGCCTTTGTGAAATTTGTGTAGGAATATATTAAATGGAAAACGATTACGATTCTTTAAAAACAAATAGTAACGAGTTAGTAATGGTTCGTTACATTGACGATCCATAATTATACGTTTACGGTCATGACTCTCTAACCAATTAAGGCTTAGGTCTTTGATCTTTTGGAGTATCATAATCGTCCTTTACTAGTTTATATGTTGTTACAAATTTTTCGTAGGCTATTTTTAATCCTGGATATTCTTTACACATATCCTGTATTCTGTCCCATGTAGGAAAACAGTTTATAAATTCTTCATTACTAACAGTCCAGATATTTTGATATGAACTTAGATCATCGACAACAATAGTGCCAATACTAGTTCCTGATAAATTTCCAATATCATATCCTCCACCTGTTAGTGTAATAGTACTAGCCGAAGCTGTATTCAACGATGATAAATCAATTGTAATAGTATCCGAACTACTACTTGATGTTATTGAGTAGTCCTGTGGCGCTGAAGAAATGTTCATGTAAATCTCTCGATTGTTTATGCACAGTAGGTACAAATTTAGTATAGTTTTCCATATATTGCATAATTTTACTAACTAAAAATGGTCTACTTGCTTGGTATGATTTGAAATCTTCAGTCCAAGTACTTGGATATTTGAAGGTTTCGTAATACATCTCTGTGTAACTAAGTCTATCTGGAACCATAGGAATAGCGTCAACTACCGCACCTTCATAACAACTAATGCCTAAAGTTTCTTGTAAGTTAGCACTAAACACTATTTTTGCTTCGCCTAACAAGTTATGATATTCATTTTTTGTTAGTTGTTGATCCTGACACACTACAAATTCATACTGCGGTAAGTGTGTAGCTAAATCTCGAAAAATTTCAACTTGCTTCTCGGGTGCGATGCGATGTGGGAAAAGAATAAGATTACGCTTGGGCATATTCTTATACATTTTTAATGTATCTTCCATATACTCCATAGGCCACCCAGTGCGTACATATTTGCCAGACTCTAGCATATCTGCTTTATCTTCCTCTTCCCAAGGATTTTCAACAAGCCCGTCATTTAGTAGATTATGATGGAACATATCAATATGGAAAGTAGTAGCAAAATAATTGTGATCAAATGCCGCAAAGAAAGATTTTTCTGCGTGTCTAACCCAAGGCTTGTTGCCAACTAGTCGACCTAAGAAGTCTTGTGGATCGTAACTGCCAGCATGCCATAGGCCATGTGTAGTTACTGGAATACCCAGCAACTCACTCATGTACTTTAAGTTTATGATACCCGGGTGCCAAGCATCAGTAAAAATAAAGTGATCGCCGGGATGAACGGCTCCGTTACAAAATAACCTGCCCATCTGCTCAACTTGACTAGACTTGTATATGTTAGTCCCACCAAAATTAAGAAAGGCGCCAGGAGTAGTGGCACTAGGAATGTCCGTAGGACCAGAGATAATTTGAACATCATGTCCTCTTTTCTTTAAGAGAGCAGGTACATGAGTCTTCCATTGACCCGTGTACCTTGTCTCTACAGCTTCTAAATCAATTAAGAATACTGTCATTGATTATAACGTGGCTTATTACCTTGATAGGGCTTTCTTTCGCCACTCCATTGTTTCTTTTCGCCGTTCCATGGCTTACGAGGGCGTGTACTTTTTTCATAGTTCCGCCAAACCCAACTTTCTCTGTTGTAGAGATGAGCTTCATTAAACTCAACTAATTCCATACGGCAATAATTACGGAATGAATCTAGGTCGTCAAAAATTTTGACGATGTCAGGACGAGTTTCAAAATAATTGATATCGTTATAGTTTTTAGCCATTGCAGCCTCTTTATAGTTAGTACTTGATAAATGAACCATTTTCTCCGTCTTCGGAGACTTCAATCCAAACCTCTCGGTTAGGATACTTTAGTGCGATGATGTTGTATAAATCTTCTGACATCATCTCACAACTTTTATGATCAAGGCTTAAAACGGCACCCTGACCATTATACAACGATATGAGCCATCGTTTGAATTGGATGAACTCGATGTCCCTATCATCGTGTTGCACACTGATCCACACCCTGAAATGAAAAATGTGGCGATGAGGGTAACCCAAAAACGATACGTCATATTCGTCTCCTGTAGCTAGATTTGGATCTGTAAGTGCTGCAGGGTATTTATGAATACCTTCCTTCTGGAAAGTGACCCATATCATTTTGTTTGGTCTAATATCTTGTTTAATTATCATTTGGTGTTATTTCTGAATCTTGAGTATATTGATCCCAATAGGTAAATTTATCTTTACCCATTAGGCTGTGTAAGTGATGAGTCCAAACACCTGGGTTTGTAGCACCCCATGTCTTATCATCTAGTTTGAGCGTTGCGTTGTAGTTTAATTGATTAATGTACGGCAACTTAACACTAATCATAGGAATAAATTTTTCATATTCGGAATAGCCAGATTCGATAACACCTTCGATGTGTTCAACACCAAAGTCTAACGCAACCCAGTATCCTGCTTTTAAGCATCCAAGGATAACATCGTCCCACGGTTTGTATTCTGCGTGTGAAATGCTTTTAGGTTTGAAACTTTGACTAGTTCCAAAGTAAATTTGTTTGACTTGACAATGTTCTGCCCATTGTAGAATTTCATCTAGCGGAGGAGTACCAACTACAAATAGTGTGTACATTCCGTAGGCAATAGTATGTTCTACTTCATAGCCTGTGAAATAAACTACACCTTGCCGTTCTTCTGTATTCAATCCCATTTAATATAACCTCTGCTGTAGCCATTTGGACGATCCACACCATCCGCAAATGCCTGTTGCCACTCTATATCACGATTATAACCTCTAGTCCAAAAAGAATCAACATTTAGATAACCGTTTTCAATCATCCATACAGCATCTTTCATACACTGATGAAAATTTGGATTACGTGGACTTGGTTTAATAGTAGTAACAGCTCTCCAAAGTTGCTGTTCTGCTTCTGCTCTTGATACAGCTTTGCCAACAGCATCAACAATTAATGCGTTATTATTTAGACCAATGTCTAGTCCTAGTTCGTATTTTCCACTAAGATCAATAATAACATCATAGCTTTCAGTTGTACCAAATAGTAGTATATCTCCCCATAGGTCAATATTACTAGAACCTAGTACATCAACGTTTTCACAGTGTTTAAATTTAGTTAATGTGTGATAAGCAACCCAAGCTAAAAATCCACTGCCAATAATCAGTATCTTATCTTGTCTAGAAACATCAGCAACGTCTACAGCATTAATACCACATGCTACTGGTTCGATAATATAACGTGGATGCGCTTCTGGCACTTGTACATATTCATCTTTGCGTACATTATAAATGTCTGCATACGCAGGTTCACCACGTGTAGCAACATAATCGCCGAAAGTTACATTGGTAATATTAGAACCAATGCCAATTACTTGTCCTAAACCTTCGTGTCCTTGCATATGAAGAGGTAAAGGTCCAAAATTACCTTGCATCATATCAATGTCACTACGACACACACCTGTCATTACTGCACGAACACAAATTTCGTCTTCAGTTAGTGGTGGAACATCGTATGTTACTTCTTCAAAATAACCTTGTCCAGTTGTTTGTAAACAGCGTGTCATAGTTTTTCTATTTTTTCGTGTATCCAAAAATCTTGTTCAAACTGATTTTTCCAGTAGACATCATTATTTAGGTTTGAAACGGCATCAACAATCATGTTATGATATGCTTCTTCTGGACACCAACCTAATTCAAATCGTTGTACACTGGTATCTTTCATAATGAATATAATAGAACTATCTTCTTCTTTCATAGTTCGCCAATCTGCAACTAAAGTCCACTTACTACCAAACAGTAAATGACAACGATCATCTACGTCATACGTTCCGTTAGGGTTCACGGTCCCGTATTCGGTACTATCAATGCTTTCAAGATTATGAAGTTGCAATGAATGTTTTCCAGTTACTGTTTCTTTACGCCAGTTTGGATTCATAGCAATATAAAGGCTCAGTAAGTGCGGCATTAAATCTCTGCTAACACCTCCAAATGCTAATTTTCGAGTAGTAAACCAACTACCTGGACTAGGTATGCAATTTTTTCTAACCCAGCGAATATGTACTTGTTTTGCGTGATTTGCTTTTTCTAGCAAGTCTGCAATATTATTACGCCACATATTGTTTTTAACCATCATGAAGCGTGTTTCAGGAAAATCTTCTACTAGACATTGCCAACATTTACTGTCAATTAAACCTGGTTTTTCAATAAAAACTATTTTACTAACACGAGCAACTGTTCGTGCTATAACTTCGTGTGTAAAATTAGGAGTACAGATATGCACAGTATCAAATGGTGCATGAGACAAGATAGCAGATTCAACAGTAGGTAGCATCGCTCCTTTACTAATATCTGAATCAACAGTAATAACTTCGTGACCAAGTTTTTCTAAGACAGTTTTGTATAACTGTCCAATACCCATACCAACTACAAGACTACGCTTGCTCATTCTTTTCTGCCTTTGATTGTTCGTATTGTTTAAAAAGCCGAGTTACTGCTTCCATTTGTACGGCAAATACATCTGGTGCTCCCTCGGCCGCACGTTCCATATCCCATTCACTAGGATAATGACGTAACATTGCTCGAGCGTGTTCTCTTATAATTTTAGGAACTCGTGGTGTATGCTGTGGGTTGCACAAGTCAAGTAAGAATCTTCGAGTTTGGATAACAGAACGATATCGTTCGTCAGGTAATGTCATGAATACTTTCTTCTAATTCATCAAGTTTACTAATTTCGTCTTCGGTAAATTCATCACCGTGTTCTTCTTCTGATTGTACACTCGAATCTTCTACTTCGTCAAACAAACTGGCAAACATGGTGCTGGCGTTAACCGTTTTCTTACCAATTGCACCTCTTGTACCTGGAATAGACATCCAAAACTTACTGTACATTTCAATGATGTCTTCTGCTTCTTGCCTATTTGGTGTACTAAAAATAGCTTCAACAATATCTTTGAAGTATGTTCGATTGAATTTTTCATCAACTAACATAGCTGGACACAATCCTGCATCATATTGTCGATTGGCTTCTTGGACGCTGTTCAAATGTAACCAAACATTATGCCCCATCATAATTGCGTAAGTAAAACTATCCCAAGATGTTTTTCCAATCTTACCAATTTTGTTCACGTCGTTTGGACCGTAGATACAAATTTTGTTAACTTCAACTCCGTCCATGATAGGACTGGTAGTAAAACTATCAAAATGTCCGTCTTGCACTACTACGTCTTGGAATAATCTTGTGTCTTTTGCATATTTTTTGTCATCAAGAGACGGCAACATTCTGTAGAGCCATTTTTCTCTGTCTTTAATTTCTGTTTGGACGTAGATTTGTCCGTTTGCTGTTGCAAGGAACGGGCTGGCGCAGTCAAAAGATATGGTAAAGTTTTCATTATGATGTTTCCTTATTGCACGTTGAAGATCTGTGAGCAGTAGTGCCCACTCTAACTTACTAGTACCCAAGAAGTGCATCCAATCCTGATGACCTTTTTCTAAAAGACCATCAAATTTCAATGCTACTAATCTTTTTAATACAAGGTGAACGTCACACATATTTTGTCCACCCATAGCCCAGCCATTAAATGGTTTTTCATATTTTGTTGGATCACAAAAATCTTTCATTTGTTGATACCAATCTTCGGCTTGCTGGTGGTTTTCACCTTGTAAAACATTTAAAAACTTACAAGCACCTGTGCGGTGTTTGATAAAATATTCATTGTTATATTTGGTTGCTTCAACTGCCTGCTGATATGAACTAATATTAGTAGCAGCTGCACCTGCTGGGCTACGAGCAACCCACGCTGGAATATCCAACACCATACCGTAGTCCATTAATGCATCCATCCACGCTAATACTTGTTCACGTTTCTTTTGTGCCGCATCTAATTGTGCTTGATAATTTTTAACATGGTCAATCTTAGTCATTTTAGGATTGCCATTTTTATCAAGTTTAGGATTACCACTAGCATCTAACTGTGGAACTAGTTCAACACCTTTGGCCTTTATTTCTGCCCACTTAGCCGCAACTTCTGGACCAGTTGGATCACGCCACTCACCTGCCCATACACCTTTGCCAATTTGGAATCCACCAGAATCACCTAGCACCCAACTGGTACTACGATCTCTGTTGCGAAACATGTCTTCACTTGGATCTGGTTTAGACAAATCTAAGTTAGCATGACCTGCTGAATATAAACAATGGTCAAAGTAAAACAACGCATTTGGATTTAGATAGTTCATTGCTTCTACACCCATAGGTCCAAAGCTGGCAGGAATACGTGCAGGATCTACATAATTTCCATGACGCTGTTTACCTATGTAGGTGCTAAAGAATCCAGATGTAGCTGGCAAGAAATATGCGTAATCGTTTTGTGTTGCTGTTAAGTTTTTATTCATATCAAATGTTGTGCCAATACCATACAGCTAATCCATGCCCATATAGTGTTAAATCCTACTAGTGTTGGTAATAGTTTCTTTTCACTGGCCCAAATAAGTGTAAGGCTAGTTAATAGTGTAAAGAAATATAACCACCAAATTTGTATGCCAAATATTAAGCCAGGAACAATGATACAGGCTTTTGCCGCCCAACTGGCAAATTCTACAGTATTGTAGTCAGTCCAATATTCCTTTGTAAACCACATGCTATAGCATTCTTTAATATTTTTAAATCCTATGTGACGATATACTGCACCACATAGTACTAAGAATGCTAAACATCCGGATAGTATCTGTATGTTATTCATTACTTGCTCTGTGCTGGAAGAATATAATTGTATTCAGCAACACCACTATCTACGGTAATCATCATTGCACCAACATCTGCAATTTTCATTGTAATATTACCAGACAAGTTAAGAATGCTCATTACTTGTACAACAGGCCAAGACCAAGTTTGTTTTAGTTTACCTGTAACACCAGATTCAAACACAAATTCTCCAGCGTGTGTACTTGCATCACCAAAGCTAAACACTAGGTTGTCGTCTTCGCTTTTTACTTGGAACACGCTTTCTTCACTGTGTGCGTTTGCTTGAAACTTTAAACGTTGAATACTAGCAACGCTTGGCTCAAATTCGATATCCCACTTAGCGCCTTTAAATTTAACTGATTTCAATTTTTCATTAATAATTTCAGTATTCATAAAACGATAGTCGTTTTCAAAATCGCCGTCTTTGTTTTCAAAGTGCAAACCTGTCGGAATTTCTTCTCCATTACGCTGTGCCTTAGTTACACTAATTTTTGCATGTTCTTTATATTCTGGACATTTCAAATGAATGTCTAGTTTATTTAGGTTCGGCATACCAAACACACCTGTAAATTCATCTACTGGTGTTTTAGTTTTTGCGTTAACAATAACACTACGGTCTTCAGCCATAGCTTCGATTTCTGTTGCTTCTTCAGTAGAACTAATTTTTACCAAAGGAATAAATCCTAGGCTATGTGTATGTGCTACCAGGTCTTGTAAAATGTCTTTCATATGAGTCTCCATGTTTAATGATTATATTTAGGTTTTTGTCTAAAGTCAAGAGTTTTTTCTTACTTTTTTATTGTAATTGATAGCGGATTCTACCAATGTTACAGGTGCTTCAATAGTGTTCGCCCAATGTACAAATGCTTCTGTGTCCTTGGGAAAACAATGCCCGCCAAATCCACGTAGTCCGTCTGGTCCAGGTACTAGTGTATGACTACTGCCAATTCGATTATCTTGCGATATAATTTGTCTTACTATATCAAATTCCATTCCTGTCTTTTGACAAATATCGTATATTTGGTTAAAGAAACTGGTCTTTAAAGCAAGGAACGAATTAGCAGAATATTTTATTAGGCATGCTTCGTGGGCAGTACAATTAAAAATTAAATTACAGTTGGGTAATGTAGTTTGAAATAATTCCTGCCAAAAACATTCTGGATCTTCTCCGCCTAGCACAATATATTTTTGATTGATAAAGTCTGTATTAGCAGATACTGCTCTTAAAAATTCTGGACTATAAACAATACTGTGTTTGGAATATATTTCTTCAAACGCATCAACAACCGCAGGTGTTACTGTACTTTTAATTAACACAGGCATAAAGATTGGAGTTTGATCTAATACATTGGCAATGTTTTCTGCAATAATTCCATTTTCTCCTGTAGGAGTGTTAACACAAATGATCAACCCATCGGCATCGTGATGATATTGTATTTCATTTGTTGTGTATTGAGGATCTACAATTACAATTTCGTGTTCAGATTTCAAAGCATTATGTACTGCCTTACCAACAAATCCGTATCCTGCAATTATAATTTTCATATTAAAACTCGAATAAACTGTTAAATGTATTTTTTTCTTCTGTACTTCGAATATCCCAATTTAGTACACCAATAAGATTACCCAATTTATTATCAATAATGGTTTGTTCCATTTCTTCGTGGTCAAAAGGTAAATCTTTAAACCACTGTGGCAAACGTAATTCATCTACTGGATATGCAACACTAGTAAAGCCCATGGGATTTTGTTTTAGTTTACAAACAATTACTTTTTGTCCATCGGTAATGGACATGGAGTATTTGTCTCCGTACATTCTTTTGAGCGTATTCCAATTAATGCTTGCTCTAACATGACCAGGCATATTTGCCTTGCCAGCTTTCTTCTCTTTACTTTCGTATTCTGTAATGTTGTTTGCACGTTTAGGACTTCCTTTCTCCCAACCAGGTCGGGCTTTAAATGCTGTACGAAAATGTGTAATATGATCTAACACATCTTGTTCGGTTGCACCAGTTAATACTTTTTCTAAAATGTCACTTAAGAAGTTTTGAATAAATTCTGGAGTGTCACTGCGTTTAAGATCTAATCCCATAGCTTTGATCTTACCAGGCTTACCTTCTAGGTCTGTTCGTTTACCTTCTTTGTCATAGTAAAGAACGGCATAACGCTTTTTAGTAATGAATAGACTTTTACTACCAACAATTTCGCGTCCTGCTTTAATAACCTCTCCGCGAGTCTTAGGTACGTGAAACGCATCTAACATAAACTGCGGAAAAGTAGTGTTTACTTCTTCACCAATTTGATCATACAACTGTATAACTGTTTCTTTAGTCCATGGAACATGTCCAGCATCAATTTCTTTCTTTAGTGTTTTGTAAGCACTAAAATAACAGGAATCTGTGTCTCCGTAGATAATGGCTTTGCCCACATGGTTATATTCTCCCGCAATGATTTCATTGACTTTTCCAGCCATGTGTTTGGCGATCTGTCGACCTGTAAGAGTTGTAGATTGCCCAATACGCTTATCAAAAAAGCGACAGCCAGGATTGAGAATGGCACCATAGAGCGAGTTAAGGTTAATCTTTTTAACCAACTGTCTCTTATCCCAATATTCTTCTTCAATTTTGTTACCAGCATTGATAGCCTCCTTTAGTTTGGCCTGCATCTCTTTACGTTCTGCATACCAGCGTTTAAGTAGCCCTGGAATAATACCTTCTTTTTCATAGGTAAAGATAGTACCGTTAGCTGAAAGCATCCAAGGCTGATTACTTTCAAAAATTAATCTATAAACTTCTGCCGCCGATACAACATCACTAGTTCCATCTTCCCAGTCGATAGTAATATCTGAACCAATCTCTTGATTCATTACAGCAGTGTATTCTAATGATCCAAAAACGCCTTCCCACGCCGCCGCAAAACTCTTACCTTTTGCCATTTGGCTTTGTAAGAATTCTTCTGTCATTGTTTGACGTAATTGTCCAACAATAGTTTCTGGACCCATGTTCAATGCACGAATGGCACTGGGATATAGACTGTTAATGTCCAGCGAACCAACCCAGTCTTGAATGCCTTCTTTAGGATACGCAACATACGCACCTGCTGCCGCTGTATCTTCTCGCTCACTCATCTTAGGACGATTAGGAACTACAAATCCTCTGCGATGCGCTTCGTTAATAATAGCCTGTTCAGTTACAGCAACAGCACCCATCGTTGTTTGAAGCAATACTGTATTTTCATGTGCCAGTGTATTAGCAAGATCTAGGAATTTTAATTTTTTATCAAGTCTGTCCAATAGCGCACAGTCTTGTCTGTTGTATTCGACGAACGTTTTAAAATCGTTGTTGTAGAGTTGGTCCAAAGTTCCTTCATACTGAGTTTTTCTTTCACCCAGCTCGTATTCCGCGATGGCATCCAATCGATAGGAGTGTCTTTCTTCATATGTGTATTTCCTATAAAGTTCAAGATAGTCTACGTGTACGCGACCAATAAAATCATAAGTTGTTGCTGTACGTCCAAATTTTTCATATTCACGTTTGCGTGGAAATTGTTCAAACAAACAAAAACGTCTTGTGTCTTCTTTTGATAAGACTTTAGTAACACGGTTAGTAGTATAAGGAATATCAAATCCTTCACTGTTCCAGCCAGTTAGCACATCGGCATCTTTAATTAAATCCAAAAACATGTCTAACAACTCTGCTTCATTGTCAAACAAATAAGTATTAGGAAATTCTTTGACCATTTCTTTAGCATCTTCCATACTAACTTTTTTAGGAGGAATTGCCAAACAAATCATAGTATCTAACCATTGCAAGTGAACGGCAATGGCGGTGATTGGCATAAACGCATCGTCTGGACTTGCATAGCCGCGTTCAGGATCAAAGTCTACCTCAATATCGAAAAATGCTACATTTAATTTCGGAGCATCTTGATTGAGATAGTTTTCACTCAAGCAAACAAATATTGGATTTATATCTGCTTCGTACAGAGTTTTGCCACTATTAATGGCTTGCTCTTTACGTAATTCTTTTGTGTTTTTACAAACAATACGGCTTACTGCTTCACCGTAAATTGATAGATGTTTACCCTTAGGGTCTTTAACATAAAGTGTGTGACGTACAGGAATATCTCTAAATTCTCTGTCGCCTTTTTTGTTGCGTTCAACCACACGAATAATATCGTTGTCGCGGTCGAACCATGCATCAACATAGCTCATTTATTTCTCTCCATGCGATTTAAGGCTCGCAAATACCAAATACGGCAGATTATGGCCTGCCTTGCCTTTATATTATAGCAGATTTAGATACGTTTTGTAATATCCAAAATTGCTTCAATTTCTTCCCAATCAGCGTTATAAGCCTGCCAATCGCCTTTGTGTGCAATTTTGATGGCTTTGTTAATAACACTGGGTTTTACCTGTAGTTCTTCTGCAACTGCCTTAACTGTTTCTTTCAAGCCTTCTTGAAGATCTTCGATTTCACGTAGTACAGTAGATCCTTCACTGATTAGTCTTTCCAATTTTGCCTTTTCTTCTGCGCCGTAGTTGCGTCCTGACATGTAAATCTCCTAATAATATTGCCTATTATACTATACTTATGTTTACAAATCAAGAGAAGAGTTAAAAAACGGCAAAATAAATTTGCCGTTTTTCTTATGATGAAAAATCTATACCAAATGTCTTTTTAGCATCATATCCTTTGCTATCTAAATATGATTTTACAGCGGCACGTTTTTCAGGCGTAGCATTATCGTATGCTTTTTTAACTTCACCCTTGGCTAAACTAGGGTATTGAAATGCCGTATCAATGTCCGACATTTCCTTAGAACTTAGTGTTGCTTTAGGGCTAGTACGATTAGCTGTTGGTTCCGGTGTTACTGAGTTTTTTTTTGATTATATGCATCTATTCGAGCTGTCTGTGCAGAACTTAGGTCACTTAGTTGTTGAGCGTTCATACCGGAAGTATCTACAACTTTATCGCTTAGTGCTCCACTATTGCTACTACTGCCGCTAGTTGCTGGTTGTGTGCTAACACTACCTTCTTTAAATCCTTCTGGTGCTTTGGCTCCAGCAGCAACGCCTGCTTTAATAGTTTCAGCAGTTTCTGGGTCGGTTGGCCAACCACCATATAGTTTGGCAAGAAGAGCTTCAAGTTCGCTAAGTTGACGTTTGCGTTCTTCTTCTTTTGGATCTGGTGCTGGTGCTGGTGCTGGTCCAGTATCTTTTACGCAAGTTTTTCCATCTGGACTTAACTTATAACCAGTTGGGCACTTACCATCTGGTCCTGGAACAACTGGTTGAGTATCAACTTCAGGACCATTAGGGCCTGGTTCTGGTTTATCACTACGATTAGCAACATATAGGCCAATACCTAGAGCCGCAAGCGCAGCTAACAATGCTACGAATTTATTATTCTTGATTAAACGAGCAAATCGTCCGCCAAGGAAACCAACTTTGTACAATAGTCCTTCGCCTTTGGCTGCATCTGCTGTTAATTTAGCAACAGCATCATCACCTACCTTACTGCCAACTTTTTCTGCATTAGCAACAGCATCATCACCTACCTTACTGCCAACTTTTTCTGCATTAGAAACAGTTTTACTAGCAGCATCATCACTTACTTTTATTCCAAGTCTTTCTAATTCTTTTCTAGCAACGGATCTTTGTAAAGCAGTAAGACTTTGATTATTTGCCATTACTTGAAGTTCTTGTGGAGTTTTTCCTACAATCGCTCTAGCAGCTTCATCTGCTGGATTTAATGCTGCTGGTGCAGCAGGTGCCGCTGGTGCAGCAGGTGCCGCTGTTGCTGGACGTACAGGTCCTCTTGCTTCAATTTCTTTAGCCAGTTTTCTTGCAGCACGAAGTTCCCCAGGAGAGGCAACTTTAGATGCTAATGGTTCGTTAGCAAGTCGAGCTAATCTTTGTCCTCTTGGACCACTTGCCATCATTTGATCAATAACCCAACTTGCAAATTTTATTCCGCTATCAGTTTTGCCTTCGTCGATGTCATAGTCTTCAGCTAAACCAGATAATGCAAGTATACGTTCTAATTCGATTGATTCAGCAGTAGCAGTAGTTCCTTGTGTAAATCCACCATCGCTGGCATTAGATGTTGTATTTTTAGCTGATTGATTCATGAATGCGCTTGCACCAGATCCTGATGAACCGCCACTAGTTGAACTGCCACTAGTACCTGCTGATGCAACTTCTGCACCGTCTGTAATACCAAACTCAGCTGCAAGTGCTAATAATTGATCACCTGTAATTTCTTTACCTGTAACTCCTACTTTAGCTAATGCAGTTTTAACTTGATTTGGATCAATTTCTTGAGAAGCATTAGCTGCACCATTTGCAGATGCCAATTGTGTACCAGCACCCATTTCTTTCTCAGGTGCATCTTCTGGGTTTGGTCCTTGAGCAGATGCTGCAGCCGCTGGCGCTTCAGCGGATGCTACTTGTGTTAAACCCGCATTATTTTTTATTTTGTCTAGTTCATTTCTAGCTTCTTGTTCGCCTGCGGTTCCATCAGCAGATGCAGATGCAGATGCTAATGCTGTTGGTGATGCATCAGCTGGAACAACAGTTTGTGTAGCTGATTGATTAACCTCACCGCTTGGTACAGTTTGTGTCGTAGTTGTATTTGCTTGAGCTAAACCATATTTCTTTGCTATTTCTGGATACTTGGCAATAGCCGCACGAACTTCCCCGCCCATTTTTCCATCTCGGCCATATTTTGGAAATGCTTTCTTATCAATTTTAAATACTTCTTCTTGGAATGCTTTAATATTCTTATCAAACTTAGCAGCAGGTTGTGGTCTTACAGGTGTGTTGCTTTGACTATTTGCAACAGCAAGATTATCAAGTTGGTTAGTTCCAAGTGATGTACCAACTACTGCGGTTGTTCCGCCTGCAAATTTGGCAAGAGCATTTCCACCTAGTTTAGTTGCTACATTTTTTCCTGCATTAAACACTGCTGTAACACCACTAGGACCAACTAAACCTAATATATCTCCCATAGTTATGTTACCAATAGGATTGTTTGCATCTAGTTTATAACCAACCGCATCTGATGCTGTGCGTACATTTAAAGCATTTGGGTTTTGATTATATGCTTGATCAATTGCTTTTTGCTTTTCTCTTTCTTTTGCATAACTAGTATTTGGATCAAACGCACTACTAGCCGCCGCTGCCGTCATGTCGGCTAGATCAAATGTTGCCATATTTGCCCAGTCTTTAACTGTTTTGCCCACATGGTCGCTCCAATCTAATTTAGCATGACCTTTCTTTAACAACGCTAGGTTATGTTTTACTTGATCGGGGCTTAGATATCCTGTTATACTTGGTTCATAAAGTTTGGCACCTGCTTTTTTTCCTTGAGGTGTTAACGACATTTCACGCAACATTTCTAAATCAACATTTTCTTTAACTGTAGCTGTACCACCACTTCGCTCTCCTTGTGCCGGAGCTGCTGCTGGTGCTGCTGGTCTTGCTGGTTTAATTGCTGCAATCACTTCTTTAATACGTGCAATTAGTCTGTCTCTTGCTGGAATGTATTCTTTAGTATATCGTACAATTAGTGCATTAGCATCAGCTTTATGCTTGATAGGTTCAGCATCTTTAACTGTCTTTTTAAGGAACTGGTGTTCTTCAGGAGTAATAGCTTCTAAAATGGTTGTATCAATACCAAATTCTGCTAATAGTAAACTAGAAAGACTTTTACCTTCTAACATTGCGGTATTAGATTCAACAGACTCAGCAAGTGCCTTGTCTAACAAGCCATCTGCTTTATCGATAGCAGCAAACAAATCGGCTCTGGCATAAGCAGATGGTTTTGCTTTTTTCTCATCTTTACCCATGAAACCTAAAAGTGCATCTGTTTTTGCACTGTTAGGAATAAGACCTTCGTCTTCTAGTTGTTCAACTTCGCTTTGGTATGCACCAAAGCTGGCAAATCGTCCGTCTTTATTAACAAATTTTCCTGAAACAGGATCAAATAATCCTGCATATCCAAATTTACGAGCAAACCCTCCAATTATTGATGCACGTTTGTTAGCGTCAAGTTCTCGACCTACAGCCTGTTCAATATCTTGTAATCGTAAACCAACTCTCTCCATTAACTCTTCTGATTCAGTTAATAGTTGAGTTTGTTCAATACTGTCTAGTTTGTCAATTAGTGATCGTAAATCCATTTTCATTGTTCCTTATTTGTATCCGTTGGCTCGCCAAACGGGAATACTTGTACCCATTCTGTTCCTTGTTTTTGTACCCATTTTTTAGGATTAAATTTACTACGGATGATTCCGTGTAATTTTAATGCTTTTTCTTGCGTGTCCCTAAAACCCTCTGCATGAGCACTACGTTCTTCGTGATTATCAATCATGCGTTGTTTTAATCTGCCATCTCTATAGATATACATTAAATTAGCTTCATCATCGATTTCTCTACGAGGACGACCAAAGCCTGTGCGGCTACTATCGTAATCACGCTGATAAGAATCAAAACCACCATATCGACGATTTTCTAATACACGTTGACTAATTTGTTGAGCATATTGTTTTACTAATTGTTTGCGTTCTGTTTGTTGTTGTAATGTTGCTTCTTCAACTTGTTGAAAGTATTTGCCAATAATAGATACTTTTTTCGCAACAGGTTTTTGATAATGTTGCATAGTCATTTGTACTGGCAGTGCAACTTTATGTGGATTTGCACCTTCAGTTACAACTGATAGAAATTTCTTCATGTCATTAGAACCTTCTACAGGTTTTGTAGAAATGCCATCCATTGCCTGTAGAATTTTCTTCATGTCCATACAATTATCCGTTTAAACGTGTTAAGAATTGTTTCATGCGACCTAGTTCATCAGATTCTCTTAGAGGATTGCCTACTTTAGCAGCCATTGACGAGTCACCAACTGCTGCTTGCTTTCCTACCTTAGGCATCATTGCCGGATTATTAACTAGTGCTTGTTTTATTGGTGCTGCTGCAGTTGTTGGCTGAGTTTGTGTTGTTTGACCTCTAGCTTGTTGATAACCTGTTTTTGCTGCGTTTGCTACATCCGTTACACCTTGTACTATATTAGATCCAATTTTTTGTGCGCCTTGTACAGCACCTTGTACGGTGTTAACAACATTACCAACTTCTTTTCCTGCTTGATTAGCTGCACCTTGTACAAATGCTCCTGGATTTTGTGCTATTCCTTGAGCACCTTGAACTATAGGTTGTGCAAGTCCAAATGTTGCGGCATTCGCAATATCCATTCCAACACCTTCTTCGGCAGATACATCTCCTGCACCTGGCATATCTTTTGGTTCTGCTGGTGTATTTTCAGCAGATCCTGTTGTATCACCTGGTATAGTATTTGCTAAATTTTTAAAATAGTTTTCTACAGCTTGTCCGCCTTGTTGTACAGCTTGAGCAAGTCCTTCAGGATCATTTTGTTTTGCATAGTTAAGCAAAGCCTGTAAACCAGCCTGTGCCTGTGCTTTATCTTCTTCACTTAATTGTTCTTCTGGAAGTAACGCTTGTAAACTTTCTTTAAGACTTTTTGCTTTATTCTTCCACATAGCGGCCGCAGCAATTTTCTTGCCTTTTTCGCCACCACCAGCAGCTTTGGCTACTTTGTCAAATGATTTTCCTGGCTTGCCAATGTCTTTACCTGCTTTGGCGTCTTTAACTACAGCAGATTTCTCCTTCTTGGTCATACCCGCACTTGGCGCACTTTCTTCCATACTGCATTCTTTCATGCCATGCACTGGACATGACTTACCTTTTGGCGTATGATTGCATTTATCGTCAGAAGCTTCATCTACTTTTTTATCAAAAGGTTTTTTCTTCTTATCAGCAACTGCTTTTTTCATCGGCTCTTTTTTATCGCCATCTTTGTCCATGTCTAAAAAATCTGGCTTTGCACTTTCGTTAGTCTTACGATTGTCAAATTTTTCACCGTCTTTCATGCCCCATGTACCAGTCTTAGACTGTTTTAATTTTGGAGCACGATCTTTCTTTTCAGCAGCTGACATTGCCTTGGCATGACTCTTTTTACCCTTACCAGACTTGTCATCTCCATCTTCATCGCTGAAACTTGATGCAGGACGCTCATGCTTTAATCCTGTTGCAGTTTTAGTT